CATTACATTATCTAATTGAAGACAAGAAATCTATAGATGACGAAATGCATCCAATAAAAGAACCAACAAAAAGTGATGCTAAATCCATGGATGCCGAGTCGGATGATGAACAGGATATTGAATCTGATGAAGATTATGAACCTAAAGAAATTAAGAAGAAAGTCAGCAAACCAAAGAAACCAACTGTAGCAATGAAAAAAAGTAAAAAACCAGTAATCGATCAAAAGAAAAAACTTGAAGAAATTCAAAGCAAGAAATTCAATGCTAGGGAGAATGATTTAAATGAAGGACTCTTTGCTCTTGATTTCGAAGATTAGAAGCACATTTATTAACATTAGCTACGATCAATTAACTGATTTTGAAGATTACTACAAAGAAAATCCAAAACACTTTTATTCGCATAGGAAAGACTTCATCAGTATTACTGACAAACCAGATCCATTAATGGCGTTTCTGAACGAGAATTATCTTAAACGCAGACAACCTGACATCTTAACTGCTTCAAATCAATATTTCTCATGGTACAGATATGAAAGATCACTTGACACAAAAGGGTTCGGGAGAGATACTCCAAAACTAGGAATAGTGACTATTGAAAATAGGGATTGGATTAGGCTAGTATCTGGGAATTCAATCGTTTTATTCGCTACAGATAATAATGAGATGCATGATTATAGATCTGTAGAGTTTAAGAATACAGGTATTTCGTTGTATGTAAGGTCTTCATCTGGATACGGCGATTATTCATTTCCTAGACCGGACAGCCAAGCAGTTACCCCTCATCTAGAGGATGTCAATCTGATAAAGCAGTTTCCGGAGTATAAATACATTGATTTTTCAATTTTTAAAATGCTCAATTGGTATCACATGATTGAAAACAGATTTAATAAACAGTATCTTTGGCAAGTTGAAATGCTCATCAAAGGTGGGTTCAATCGATTAGCAGATGAGGTTCATAGAACAAGTACTATGATGGACTTCAAGGTATTCAGTAAATATCAAGACTTTTTCAAAAAAACAAAGAATGGTCTAGATAACTGGAATCGAATCATTAATTGTAGAAAAATTGGTCTAGAAGATCCCGAGTTCATTTATCTAGATGGTGGCGTATGGATTACCAGTTCCTATCATAGCGAAGTCAATTGGTTAGAACTTTTAAAGAAACACCCAGAAATCAAAAGGGATAGATTTTTGAAGTATATAAACAGACGTAAGTATAAAGAGACAATCTTTCCTAAGCATTCTTTTATAAAAGTCTACTACATATACCTATTGATTTTAGAAAAGTTGAAACTTAATCTGGCCAAGGATAAATACTGTTTTCCGGAAGACTTGGAGAATTCAATGATCGATGTGTTAAACACAATCAATCCATATGATTTAAAGTTAAAGCTTGTTTCTGAGATGTTCGATTTATGGCAAGCTACTTTACCAGTTATTGAACAACATAATCAATACATAATCGAAGCAGATAGATTAAGAATATTGCTCAACGAACAAACACGCCAACGACGTCAATTTGAAGCTCAACAAGAAAAAGCTGCCAAAGAGAGAGCAAAGAAAGTTGAACAAGGTTTAGCTATATTATTCGATTTCAATAAGAATCTTCATGTTCAAATCGATGATACTTATGTGCTAGTTGCACCTACCAGTAAAGAAGATTTACTTATTGAAGGGAAAACTTTGAATCACTGTGTTTATTCTTATTTAAACAGGATGGGTTTTCTTGAAACAACCATTCTATTTTTAAGGAAAAAAGGATATGAAGACTCACCATATTACACAGTTGAAATCAAGGATGGTCAAATTACTCAATGTAGAAGTACTAATAATCAAGACCCTGCAAACATAGTAAACTATCTAAAAGATTGGTTCGAAACGGTCAAGAATAATATCCAGGTGCATCCATCGTGATAGAACTAATTAAAATACATTCGCTAGTATTCATGAAATGAGGGAGTTCAAATGACTTCACGTAAAGAAGAGATTAAAGCATTTTACGACAGACTTTATAGATTGCTCTATGTTAGCAAAGTATCAAGAAAAGTAGTTAAAAGGCTACTGTATGATGATGTTGAAACGCATAAGAAACTTCGTTTATCAGAACAAGTCCTGAATAATTTATGGGACAAGTTGTATAGGGGAAGGCAGCTTGATTTACGATTACCAAAGCCAAAGAGTGATAATAAATCACCATCGATGGTAGTTAAAACAGTTGTTAAGAAAAGTATGAAAAAGCCTAAAAAAGCTAAAAGAGGAGGCAAGAAAATGGCTAAAGAAGTTATTCAGTTTGATCCTGAGACAAACAAAGAAGTAAAGAGATTCAAGAGCGCAAGAGAATGCGCAAAAGAAACTGGTGTTCCTTATGGAACTGTAACAAATATCCTTTATGGAGCTGTTAAAAGTCCAAAGATACTTATTAAGTATACAGATTCTGATGATGATAAACCGAAACTAGAAAAACCTAAAAGAAGCTACAACAGGAAGGTCGATTTTGTTGTTAAAAAAGAACAGGACTTAGAGTTATCTAAAGTCATCAAGGACGTAATAGATGGCAAAGGAAACGAAAATAAAACACCTGTTCAAAATGCTCAAATACTAACTGAAGATGGCACTATTCCTGCTACACCTGAGTGGAAAACGGAAGGCATCAATATCGCGGAATTAAGCGATTTTAAACTAGTCATTAATACTGAAATCATGACAGAAGATAAAACCAAAGATAGTCTTGATGTACTCCGAGAAGCTTACATCAGAAGACTAAATAGGTATCTAGTCGATGAAGTGAACAAACTAGCTTCTGAACTTGTCGAGAAAGAAAAGAACATTCTTATCGAAAGAACGAAAATAACTATTTAATCCGGAGGGGTATTATGTCGTCTCGGTTTTATAAAGAACAATATTTGATATCAATTTATGACGAGACAGAAACATGCGTAGGTGTATGTGATAATGTATCAGAATTTGCAAGGACTTTTGGAATGAAGTATAAAGCTGCGCAATATTTGATATCCAAGTTGTCAAGCGATCAGCAGAATTATTTTATGTTTGAAGAAGTAAGATTATCCATACACCTAATACCACTCGAGTATAACGACATTATTGATATAGAAAGGGATAGTAAAAATGAAGTCAGAAAGAAAGTGCAAAGTATGCGGATGCACTCAAAATAACGCATGCCCTGGAGGGTGTTATTGGGTTGAAGATGATTTATGTTCAGCTTGTAATACCATCCTGATTAAAAAGTCAGTAATTACTTTTAATTCAAAAGACAAGAAGACTGTCAAAGAAGAAGCAAAAGTGATTGTTAAAGGGTTTGAGAGCTTAGATGTTGCAATTGGGTTCATAAGTGGTATTGGATTCGCAAAGGGTATGAGTAGCTTTGATAATAACGAACCATCGAGCTATCCAGCTGACGTCGAAGAGTACTCAGTATATGTTGCAGGAGACTTAGAAGGTTCAATTAACATCTTTAAGGAGACCTTACCAAATGATTAATAAGAACAGTTCAGATATTTTCAAAGTGTTTTACATATTAGCAACATGTTTGATTGTTATTCTGATCTATGTTGCAGCCGCTTTGAATAGCAAAGTCAGTGAAGAAAATCAAATCATATCATTGATTGCAGATTGCTATGAAGAACAGGATCAGTGTGGATTACATAACATCATCGAAGAGAGCGAGTATGAAGACGGTTCTATTCAATTGGTCATGGGATGGTTAGAAAACAACACTCATAATCTTCATGAAGACGAGAGACAAAAAGGCATTAGAGTCGTGACTTATTTGCAAGCTTGTAGTTATGATGATCGAAGCGAAATTTTATCTAAAGCATTTGAAATCTATAGAAGGAGAGAACTACCATGAACAAGATACGAAGACGTGCATTCAAGTCTGCTAAAAAAAGAATTAACAAGCGGATTAAGGACTTTAAAGCTGAGCAACTTGATAACCTTAAGAAGTATAAAAGTAGACTCAAACAGTACCATGCAAATGTGAAATAAGAGATACGGATATGAAAAGGTATTTATTAATTTCTGTACAACCACAACATCTAATCAACATCTTGACTGGTAAAAAAAGTATTGAGTTAAGAAAAATGATACCTAAGTGGGTATTCGAAGCAATCAAAAACGGTGAAACAGTTATTTGCTTACTGTATTGTACTAAGTCAAAACCATTAATCTATCAAGATTACGCTACCAATGAGGATGGATACACATATCTATCTGGATTTGGAATCGCTTCATACAATAAAGAAGCTTGTATCATTAATGGCAAAATAGTAGGACAGTTTGAACTTAATCAAATTGAAGAGATTGAGTTAGAAGAATATAACATTTCTTGGGATGATATCAGCGATTATAGACTAATGACGGATACGTTATCTGAAAATGAAATCCTAGAAAAGTCATGTTTAACTGAATCTGAGATCAACTATTACTGGGGTGATGGGAAGCTATTTGCCATGTTTATAAAGAATCTTAAAGTTTACGATAATCCCAATAAATTAATGGATTATATTACAAAATTGCCAGTGAAAGAATATGGTTTAGGAACTCTATGTGAAGTAGATTTAAACAATAACTTTTACAAACGATTGGTAAAAGCACCACAGAACATGATGGAAGTCTGGAGTCATTAGATGAAAATGTATCTAGAAAGAATATCAGAACACTTCTCTGATGATTTGCATAAACATGTTTTCTCTGATGGCAAATCGAACTACTTCATTACTTCGAAGCGGTTGCTAAAAAAAGGATGTGAGTATGAAATTGATTTATCTAAAGCGACAGATCTTTCAAGATTTAGCACCATGTTTGAAAAAGGTCACTACTTCAACATTGATGACATTAGAACGATTGCAACTAAGATTAAGAAGTCGTTCATCGAGTTCAAAGAAGTTACAACAAAGAAAAGGACTAAGACGTTTGAAGTCTTTAGCAAAACAGATGGGTCTAAACTCGCTGAGATTAAATGGCATCCTAATTATCGCAGTTACGCATTGTTCGTAACCAGTGAGTGGGCCAATGGATTCATAGACACTAAAATATTTGATCCAAAGTGTCAAAGAGAAATACTTGAATTTACAGAAAAACTTATGGAGGAACACAAAAATGACACCAACAAAGCAGCCATACACACTAGCAAGATACAGAAACAGTAATCGGAAGCAGTTAAGAGCGGTATGGACCAGATTAAAACTAGATATTACCTTTAGTCAATTTGTCGAAGCTGTCAAAGAAGCAGCTAGACTAGAAGACGAGAATACAAAGGACGTAGCGAGGTGAGTGTATGAGTAATACTATAATTTCCGTAGTCGGTAGAGGTGTGAGTAAGGAAGAAAGTGAAAAGTTGTATCGAAATTACTTATTCTTTAGCATCAACAAAGAAGGCAAGAAACTGCATGAGCTCATGACATATAACCAGTACGTGAATTCAGATGAATATAAAAAGCAATTACAGTTAAGAGGGGAGGCTTATAAAAATGGGTAAAATTACAATACTAAAACTAAGCGACAAAGCGTCAATGTTGATAAGCTTTGATATTGAAGTACCTAAAGAAGCAAGACAAGACATCGCAAATCGATTTAACGAAGCTAGTGGATTACCAGTTATGGTTGTTGACAAACATGTCACTGTCACAATAATTGATAAGAAGGTGGGTTAAGTGTTAAACATATTTAAACGTAAGCAAGAAGTACATTATGTAGATTATGGACGATTCGCAGAATATATGGTTGAACTAGAAAAAGAGTCTACTATCCGATCAATTAGAAGAAATCAAAAAGACAAAAGATCTAAAATAATCAAAAGAAAAATGATACGGGGTTGTAAGTAAAAATACTGAACATTAAACCACACATTAAGAGTAGCGAACAGTCTACTCTTTTTTTGTATCAAAAGGGTCTGAATTAACGGGATTTTGAAACCTGTTAAATTTTTATGTATTTAAGACCAAGAGAAATGGTTACTTTAAAGCCTGTCTATCAAGATAAGTGGTCATTGAAAAGAATTAAAGAAAAATTTAACACTTTCAGCACTTATGACAAATTTATTTTGATGAAAAAAACAAATTATTTAAGTATGCACTCAAAAGTAGGGGTCTTTTGTGTACCATCAAAATGGCAAAAGTAAAGATAGACACTTTGGTAGTAATTGTTCATGTTAGTAAATTCGATGGGTTGTTGTGTTAAAAGGAGTAATGGCAACTAATATATATATTAATGTGCGGTCCATTTGACTGAAAGAGACTCGTACATATTGTACCGTTGATTCATGTTTTATTCATATTATGATTTCGTTTTTTTACTAGAGACCTCAAAAACAAACATGTAATTATATTCAATTATCAATCATTTTCAGGGGTAAAAAGTAAAGTATTTGAACAAAATCAACCCTTTTTGACTAGGACACTGACAATGATGAGATTTTATATACTATGTATATACAAAAGTTTTTTTTGGTGTTTAGTCTAATCTGAGTAAAACCGACTATATAATTGTGGCAGCAGTGCATCTGGTAAACCCGCCATCCTTATAACTTCCAATTCATAACGATACTGATGCACTGCAATCCCAAGAAGAGAGGTGAACTCATGGCTAAATCCAAATGGCCTTTAATTCAAAAGTACTTACCCCAAATTAAAGCTTGGATAGCTAAAGGTGTGTATGAGTACCAAATCATTGAAAAGATAGGCATCACCAAGCCTACATGGGAAAAATATAAGAAAGAAAACAAAGAACTCCGTGAGATCGTCGATTCAGGCAAGTTCCTTAGAGAATACGAACTGATTCCTACACTTCAAAATGCCCTGGTTAAAATTGCCCTAGGTTATACAGAAGATCAAGCTGAAGTTAAAGAAACACACAACATGGATGAGAACGGAAAGGTATCCATCCATAAAGTAATAACAAAGAAAACTTATCCACCTGATCGTGAAGCAGTCGTTAAGCTGCTAAAGAACTTCACTAGAGATAAAGTAAGACCATTCGACGATAATCCTGCAGACTTAGATATCAAGCGCAAGAAGCTTGAGATGGAAGAGAAGGCAGAGAAGATTAAAGTAGAAGGGTTCTAATATGCCAACAAATCCAAAGTTTTATACATCGAGGACATGGCGTAAGTTTAGAGAGCTAGTAATTACACGGTCTGAAGGTATGTGTTCAAAGTGTCATAAAGTTTTTCCTGATACCTCACAACTTGAAGTGCATCATAAGAAGTACTTAAAGAATGACGACTTCAACAAACCAGAGCTTGCATACAATCTCGACAATGTTGAAGTTATATGTCATGAGTGTCATAACAAAGAACACAGTCGTTTTGGTTATGATTCACCTAAAGAAGTAATTCTAGTTTACGGTCCACCTCTA